TTAATCCTTATAAAAAACTGCATTTGCTAGAACAGGCATGACTTTAGCTGAAACTGAATCAATAGTCATCGTTGTTTCATTGATCAATAATGTAGCTAATTTTTCTTGAATAGTTGTTCCATTGTTTACCAAAGTCGGTTCAACAGGATTAGCAGATGAATAAGTTCCATTTACAACTCTAATCTTAGCTACATCATCACCCGTTCCATTTCCATTTTTAATGTATTCTGCAATAATGATATCTTTTCTTTTTTGTCCTAAAGTACCACTTGTAATTGTGATGTCTTCATAGTTTTCGATTCTTATTAGGACACCATTAGACATCATATACATTCCATCCATGATTCTTATTTTATTGTCTGACTGTTTAGATATTTCCATTTTTGAACCGACATTTAAAATTCCATTCATTCCAAAAATAGCACTAAACAAAAGAGCATGATCACTTGCATCAACATGCCCTGCATCAGTAGTATTGATTGTAATTCCCTTTTGTGACAAATTACTCACCTACCTTGTATTCAATTTTTTTTATTCCATTTTCAATTGTTAAAATCTTTCTAGTGATTTCTGTTTCAATAGAAAGTCCCGTGATATCGTCAACGCTTGTAATGATATCACCTAATTCTAATTCTTTTTTTAATGAAGTAACACCTAAATTGATTTCTTTTGTTTCCAGATGATTTTTAAATTCTTCAATCGCTTTTTCTACTAAATCATCATCACTTTCACATGATTTATAATCATAGACATACATTGATGAATCGATATTTCCTATTTCATCTTTTGACAAGTCTGTAATCTTTTCAAATACATCATTTCCATCTTCATCGATAGAATGCTTAATCAAAACGATTTTTCTATCGTGCAGGTCTCCTTTTCCTAAAGCAATCATTGTATCCACTGAGTTAGTAGAATCAATACTTGAAGTGATTTCTATACTGTAATCTCTGTTATATACATCATCAATAGTATTTTTTTCAACTGCTTCAACGACAATATTTCTATCATCGTAGTCATAAGTATGATAGACTTTCAACCTCATATTTTTTTCATCAAGAATATTGATGATCTTATCATAGAGATAATCATATCTTGATGAAACAGTCGTATTGATTTGAGTATCCTTATCACTTACTCTATAGAGTTTTAAAAAAGCACTATAGAAAACATTATTGAATAATATTTCAAGAGCTTTATGGATTTCTTCATTATCAATAGTTAAATAATCATCCCTTGCTTTATAATTGCTGTTATATTTTGGAAATATAACAAAACGATGTAAGAAATATCTCCAATTAACTCCCGTAATTTTGACAGTTGAATCATCTGCGTTCTGTATCTTTTTAGCAAATCCACCAAATTCACTGTTAGGAATATAAATCAAGTCATTTTTTTGAATATCCATTTTTTTAAAATATTCTTTTGATAATTCAATATAGAAATCATTATCATCTAGCGATGCTTTCTTTCCTATGATGAATTCAGCTTTTTTAAACTTTGCAATAACTGGCATTTCTTTTAAATATAGATCATCACTTCGTGTTGATGAATCAATTCTAGCGTGCATTATTTCCATTCTGGAGTCCCTCTTTCGTAATAAAGAATCACTCTTACAGAAAATTGAGTCGTCTGCTCAAAAAGATTCAAACCAATTGGAATCAATTCAAAAATACTTGATTTTTTATATCGAGCATCCATCACATCGATTGCTACACCATCCGCAGTATACTTAAGAACTGTTTTTTCAAAGGGATCAATTTCTATTCTCTCTTCTTTTAAAAGTTCCGTATTAACTGCATAAATGTTATCAGCAATTGAAATTCTCGGATTCTTACAAGGTCCATAGAAAATAATCTTTGCTTTTGAAGAAGCAAAATGTGTATTGTTAACAAATCTATCTTTTTTTACCGCTCTGTATGAAAAAGGATAAGAAAAAGGATATTTCATGCCAGATGATGAAGTGATATCATCATTCATATTGAAGTCAATCACTGTTTCTTTTATCCATTTTGAACAGAATCTAACAGTATATGTTAGCATTTCTAAATTACTGTATTTAGCAAAATAATTAGGTTTAGGCTTGATGAAATAACAATAGGCATAGTAATCATTTATATAAAGCTTACCTGCTTTAACAATCTCACAATCATATCCAAAAATATAATCAAGATCATTAATCAATTCTTCTTTGTTTTTTCTATATACTTGGATTTCAATGTCCTTTTCAGTTCCATTAAAATAAAAGCTGTCTATATCGTTACGATTGTCAAGCTGATAAGAAGTAGAATTGAAACTAATTTCACTTTCAAATAGTGTTTCGATATTTTTGATAAGATAAGGAGCAGTATTTAAATCTACTGTCCCCTTGTTACCAACATATCTAATATCATATTTTTTCATCAGATCAGTACACCTCACTTCTTATCAACTTTCCTAGTTCACGTCTATCTAGTTTAATTGATAACCCTGCTCTAATAAGAGCATTTACAAAGACATCTGCAAGTCTTTGATAATCAATCAATTCTTGTTTATTAGAACCACCGGAATCTGTTAATGGAGTTACTCTTGTTTGAGTCCCCATTTGAGTTAACAACTCTGCACCTCGTTCTCCTACGATAGCACTTCCTTTTAATAAGTTACCACCAGTAGCAAGCGCCGGAATCTTTCCTAAATGACTTAAGCTCAATCCAAAGCTCTTACCACCGAGTGCAGGAACCCAATCGGGAATATCAAAATGAAGCGTATTCAATCCATCAATCATTTTATTGATTCCGCTGATTGCTCCATTCAAGCATCCTATAACTGCATTGATTGGTGCCCTACATACGTTTCTTATCGTATTGAAAATCGCACCAAAGATATCAATGACACCTTCCCATGCTTTTCTCCAGTCTCCTGTAAATACTCCAGTAATGAAATATATCAATCCTCGAATAGCTTGAATTACCGCATCGATTATTCCAGATACACTTGATAAAAATGAACCTAACAATCCCGCTGAACTTGTCACAAAACCAACTATGACTGTCAATAATCCTTGGATTAATGGAATAACAATTATTTCTATCAATGAAACAATTGCATTGATAATAGGACTAATTCCATCGAACAGCCATGAAATCAATGTAACGATGTTCGCTATGACAATTTGGAAATTTTCCCATAAGGGAACTAATCCCTCTTGCCAAATTGCAAGAAGTGCAATTTTCAATGTATCAAGTATCGGTTGAATAACGACCGCCAGATTTTGTAGTATCGACATGACTTGAGTTGCAATATCGACAACCGCATTTCTAAATCCCTCGTTTGTATTCCACAAGTTAACAAGTGCAGCTACTGTTGCTACAACAAGTGCAATGATTGCAAGTACTGGTCCACTCAGTGCACTGACTACTGTACCTATTGCTCCTGTTGATTCAGTTGCTCCAAATAATGCCAATTTGAATTTTCCAAACAAGGATATCGCGGTGGATATTGGTCCTGCAAGCGTTCCAATAACAACTAATAATGGTCCAATTGCAGCTACAACAGTTCCAATGATTACAATGGTATTGGTTATTTCATCATCCAAACCATTGAGCCAAGAAAATAAATCAGTAATTGCTTCTACAATGTCGCGTAATGCTGGTTCTAACACTTCTGATACTTTGATTCCTACACCTTCTAATGCAGAAGATAGAGTAGTCAAATCACCTTGCAAGTTATCTTGCATCGTATCAGCCATATCTTTAGCAGCACCATCTGCATTCTTGATATTTTCATATAAAGAATTGAAATCACTGTCACTTGCATTGATGATTGCAAGCATTCCAGACATCGATTCTTTTCCAAAAATTGTACTTGCAGCGGCTGACTGTTGTGCACTGCTTAATTTTCCAAATTTAGTTCTTAATTCTTCTAGGATTGTAATCAATGGTTTTACTGATCCATTCGTATCAGTAATTGAGATGCCTAATTTTTTCATCTGTTCTTTCATTGAATCGGTTGGACTTGCTAAATTAGCAATAGCTGTTTTCAAAGCAGTACCTGCTTGTGAACCTTTAATACCAGCATTTGCCATCAAACCAACTGCAAGAGCAGTATCTTCAACACTGAATCCTAATGTTCCTGCTAATGGTGCAACATATTTAAATGTTTCTCCCATCAAGGAAACATTCGTATTTGCGCTTGATGATGTTTTTGCGAGAACATCGGCAAAGTGTGACGAATCTTCCGCTTTCAATCCAAAAGCAGTTAATGCGTCCGTTACGATATCACTTGTATTTGCTAAGCTTTCACCAGAAGCAGCAGCAAGATTTAAGATACCTGGCAATCCGTCTATCATCTGTTGCGTGTTCCATCCTGCCATTGCCATGTAGTTCATAGCTTCGGCAGCTTCACTTGCACTAAATTTAGTGGATGCCCCCATTTCCTTTGCTTTATCTTTTAAAGCTTCTAAATCTTTTCCAGTTGCTCCAGAAACAGCAGATACTTCACTCATTCCTGCTGAAAAGTCACTACCTACTTTTACAGCTGCAACTTCTAATCCAGCAATAGGAGCAGTAACATTTTTAGTTAATCCATTTCCTATTTCTTTTGTCTTGTTTCCAAAAGCTTCAACCTTTTTAGCATACTCTTCTATTTGAGCTTGACCGCTTTCTAAAGCAGCGTTTACTTCATAAAGTTGTTTCTTATATTTATTCAAACTTGACTCTGCATTATTCAATTGTTGCTTTTTATTGGCAATAGCCTTTTCATCTTTGTTTTCTGCATTTTCAAGTTCTTCTAGTTGACTTTTTAATGCATAAACTTTTGATGAATAAATTTCTGTTTGCTTTGTCAAATATGACTGTGTATCTTTTAGCTTTGTCAATGATGATGTTGATTTATCCCATTGACTTTTAGCCAAAGAAAAAGCACTGTAGTTTTCCCTAGTCAGTGCGTTGATTGTTTTTAATGATTTTGTAAAATCAGCTGTTCCATCAGCCTTGAACACAAGACCGACTCTTTTTAGATCATCAGCCATGTTCTATTTTACTCCTTTCAAATTCAACATGAGTTTCTAATAATTCATCAAAAGTAATTGGGCTCATATGCCAAAAATCATCTTCTGATAAATTAAGCTGTGTCAAAGCAAGATAAAGATTCATCGTGAAATCTATTTCTTGTTCTTCACAAAGTTCTTCATATTGTCTTTTTTTTTGAGAATTTTCATTTTATTTTCAAACTGCTTGATTATATTTACAATCGCATCCGGTTCAATTGGACATAATGCCAATGCATCTTCAAATTCAACCTTTTCACGATTAGATCGTAAAATTACATAAATCATTTTTGCAGCCATATAGAATTGTTTATCTTCTATTTTTTCATGCAATTTTTTAGCAGCAACAGATGATTTATCATCCATCTTTTCATATTTATCAGTCATCCTATTTAATGCATTTGTTTCTTTATCAAGATTATTGTTTTTAATCAGATAAAGAGTTAAAAAGCTGACTTGAATTTCTATGACCCTGCCATCCGTTAACTTGATGTCTTGTTTATCCATCACTAATCACCTGCAATTACTTTTTTTAGATCTTCATCGGATGTGATAACTTGATTAAAGAATTTTTCTTCTGTTAATCCAGTTGCAGTTTTTACAGCAGTATCAAATTCAACAGCAATTTGTCCCTTATCATTAAACGGATAGGCTCTAATTGTGACTGTATCATTTTGCTCACTGAATGATTCTTCTTTTGTATTTGTATCATCAGTATCAGCTGTTAATTTGCATTTTGGATACCATCTGAATTTTTTTCTGTTTTGGCGATAGAAAACAGTTTGACCGAATGCAAAAAATGGTCGTTCGCTCGAACCACCTTTTAAAATCAATCCACTTTCTGTAATTTCATCTCCTCGCATTTTTGCTAAATCAGCAGGATCAAATGCAACCACTTCCACTTCACTGTCAACTGATGAAGTATCTGAAACTGTATCATAATCTCTTCCGGATGCATATACCGGTGTCGTATCCCCATTTTCAGTACGTTTGATACTTTTAACAACATTTGAAAGAGCTACTTCCTCTTCATATTTACCCGAAAAGATTTGAGGATCTAATTCATTTGTTGTAGCAAAACAATATCTCAACCCACCAACCGATTCTTTGACCGATGGTCTTTTTTCTTTTTGTGACATCTTTCTACCTCCTAGTTTCTATAAGTTGTTTCTTTTTTTAAAACTATCTATATATCTTTTTGAATTTCTATCCCATAAAGGAACTAAATGAGGATGACTACTTCTCATCTTGACTGTTCCCCTTTCAACCATAGGACCATAATATTTACCCCATCCTATCTCTATTTCCATTGATTTTTTTCTATAAGAAAAAGTGGATACCAAATGTGTATATCCACTTTTAGAAATCTTTGATTTAGGACTGGGCAGTTTCAATAAGTCTTTGACAAAATCTTGTGCTATCTTTTCTTCCTCTTCCAATACATTATCAGATACTTTTGCATATTCTTCTAATGCTTTTGAAAAATCAAGAAGTCCATCAAATTCACTTGTATCACTCATCATTATCAACTTCTAACTCTACCGAAAAGTAAGAATGATAATAATTTCTATCTTTGCTTTTTTCTTCTACATATTCATGATAGATCGTAGGATGCAATCCTAATTTTCGCATCATGTCTCTCAATTCAAGTAATTTATCATGTCTAGATGTTCTAGAAAAGAATGATACTTGAATCGTTTCAATAGTGATATAGACATCATCACTTGCTAGCTTGTCATCCCATGCAATTTCCCAAAAAACGATTCTAGGATATTTACTTGCATTATTGACAGAGCTTTGACCTTCGTTGATTGGAATATCTAACTCACTTAATGCATTGACAAAATCCGTTTTCTTCATCATATTCTCCTTCCCAATTCACAAGAGTTATATCAGATTGTTTAAATCCATTACTATCAACAAAGTGATAAATGTTATAAACCTTATAATAATGTTCATCGATTTTCAAAACACTCATTGAATCGATAAATCCTTTGACATATGGAACTCTAATTTTTAGTTGAATATCAATATCATGAGAGTCTAAATCGCTTCTTAATCGGTCTGATATTCCTAATTCTTGATACGTCATAGAAATATCTTTTGATTGCAATGAAGTATTTGCTTGAACGCTATCATCTTCTATGATTTCAAAAACTTCAAAAAGCCCATCATTATAAATGGGCATATGAATTCTACTAGTTTTCTTCATCATTTTTTATCAAAGGAACTTTGTCCATTTGCCAAGACAAAATCTCATCACTGTAATTTTCAAAGAATTCATCTGTTCTACTATTATATGCATAAAGCACATAGTTTTTTAATAGCGCTCTGGCAGTCAAATCTTCATCATAATCAATAGTTCCAACTAGTTTTGTTAAGCGATAATTTCCCTCACGTATATTATTTTTAATAGATGAATTTTCATAATAAAAAGGAATAAATTTTTCTTTTCTAATTTCATCTATCAAATTATCAATAACTTTTTTATCCATTTTTTCAATTATTCAGTTGCTTGTGTTTGTGCATTAGTTTGGAAATATTTAGGAACATATTCAACTAATTTTGTTGGGTCAAAGTAGAAACATACATCATCATCTACTGCTCTACCATTTCCATAAGCTTTTGCAATAATGACATCTGCATCATCCATTGCTTTTGTTTGATCATATTCTTTAACTTCAATTGCTGATAATCCCATTGTGTAATAATCCGGTTTATCAATAAATAATCCTGCATCACCTTTTTCACAATTTGCTGTAGGGATTACTCTAATTTTATCTTTTGATACTTGCACATATCCACCTGTTAATGCTTGTACATATAATGCAGGATCTACATAAGCAGCTTCATCACTAGGATTACATACTAATGCAATACCAGAAATACTTCTTTTTCCGTCATGTGATAATTGAGTCTTCGCAGTTGCTAATCCTTTAGGAGTAAATTCAGTTAATTTTGAATCTTTAGTTTTCTTTTTGTGTTCCCCATTTGATTCAACTTCACTGACTTTACGGAAAACACCAATAGGTTGATTAATACCTGTTCCATATAAAAATGCATATTCTAATCCATCATTCATTGTTTCAGCTAGAACCGCCATAAAATATTTATCAACGAATTCATTTGCTAAATCTCTGATTGCTTTTGGAATAACTAAAAATGCACTAAGTTTACCTAGTTCAAGATTTAATGATTCAAATGCAATATTTAATTCACTTTTGATTTTATCAGTTAATTCACCCCATGCATAAGTACCTGTTTTTGATGCTGAAATCCACTTTTTAACATCCGATGGGGCAAAAGATGCTAATGATAATAAATCACTTGCTTTTTTTACATCAACTAAAGTGTTATCAATGATTGTTGTTGGAATCAAGTCAATTTGTTTTCCATCGATAGCTTGTTTAACATCTGTTTTTAAAGCATCATAGAACTTATTTTCTTCATCAGTTAATTGTCTCAATCCTAACTTATTGAAGTTTTGAACTTTTGCATTTGCATTTGTTGATTCTTTTAAGATTTGTTCAATCAAATCCTTATTAGCAGTTTCATTGATTAATTCTACTGCTTCTAAAATTGCTTGAGATTTATCTTCTGCTTTTTCTAAAATCTCTTTTGCTTTTTCTAATGTAGCTTTATCTACTTTATTAAATTTCATTTTTTTCTCTTTCCTTTCTATTTTTTTGTATTAAAAAAAGCATTCCAACCCGTTAATGGCTCTTCATTTTTAGCCTTTTCAAGTTTCAATGCTTCTTTTACCTCATTCAATTCTTTTTCTAAATCCTTATTCAACATAACTTGATGGTTCAAGTACATTTCATTGATTGATTGCTGTGCATCATCATCTTCTTTGATTGATGTAGCAAATCCCATTTCTAAAGCTTCTTCTGCAGTAATCCATGTTTCATTGTCCATTAATTCAACTATTTCATCTCTTGAAAGATTTGAATTTTTTTCATAAATAACAATCGATGGCTCTGTGATTTTATCTAGATCATCTGCTTGCTTTCTTAACTCTTTAGCATTACCGCTTGCCCAAGTCCACGCATGATGAATCATCAGCAATGAACCTTTATGCATGACTCTTTCTTTTCCTGCCATAAAGATGACACTTGCAATCGAACATGCAAAAGAATCACATACAGTAGTTACATTTCCTTTGAATTCTTTAATCATATTATGAATTGCAAGACCTTCACTTACAGAACCACCATATGAATTGATATGAACTGTTAAGTTATCTGTATCGACATCATTTAATTCTTTTAAAAAGTCATAGGCACCTACATCACTTTCATCCCATTTGTATGAGGTGATGTCTCCGTAGATGTAAAGATCAGTCATTTCTTCATTTGATTTTTTGAATTCGTAGAACTTTTCATGTCCTTTCTTCATTATTCATCACCCCCTTTCGTATTCCCATCCATGCCTGTAGCATAGTTTTTAGTAAATCTTCTGGCATTTGCCCAATCTTCATCGATTGGTGGTTTACCACGTAATTTTAAAATATCGTTGTGGGACCAGCCATTAGAATATAATTTATCAAGATTAGATGCTTGCTCGATAACATCAATATGCTTGATTGCATCCGTATTGATTAAAATCCTATCCCCTCTTTCCCATTCTAGCTGAGAAAGCCAACATCCATTCATCCCATCATTTAACTCTTGAATAATTGGATCAGCAGCATACGTAATAAATTCATTGTTAGCATCACTTTTTTCAGTAACTTCACCATAGAAAACACTTTTTGGAATTCCTAAAGCAATTGCTACATTTGTAAATACTTCATCTTTTAATGCTTTGACATCACTTGCAGTCATTGTTGACTTGCTATCAATCGCACTTACGTCGAGTCCGTTTCTAGAAAAGATGACTCTTATATCATCACTTGAAAGGTCCTTTCTAATTTTTTCTGTATACTCATTTTCAGTTATTGGTTGTCGGGTTTTTTCACTATACACTTGCATATTTCCCGGCATTTGAATTTTAAATTTTGAAAGTTTTGACTTTACCCCTTTTATAGCAACACTCCAAGCAATCGCATTTTCTTGATTGATTTCATTTAGATAAGCTAACAACTTTTCATTTTTATACTTAAATAAGACTGCATCATTCGATGTAAATATCCTATCTAGTTTATAAGTCCTATCCCCGCTTCTAATAACTACATTTGAAAATGTTCTAGGATATAGCACATCATCTGACTGTGTAAAGTTTTCAGCTCTATAAATATTTCCATCACTCATCTGTACAACTAAACATCCATCACTACTTGTACACATTTTCATAACAACTTGTTTCCAAAAATCAGTTGCAAACTCATTTGGGTTTGGTCTAACGTTTAAACAATATTCAGTTTTGATTGCATCGCTATCTGTTGAGTAGACATCAATAGGACATTTCGATATCAAATCAGCAATCTTATTAAATCCAATTTCTAATGCCAACTGTGAAAGTCTATTTTTTTCAGCCATCATATCGATATAGTAATCAACTAGTTGACCATCCTTATTAAACAATTTCTTTACAAATTGAAACATTGATTCACCTCCTCATTTTTTCTATATATAAATAATCGTTTCATCTAACATATCTTCTCCAGAAATACTACATACAAATGCCATGAAACCATCATTCTTTCTTAATTTTGGTTCTATTTTTCCATATGATTTATTTCCATACTTATCCATTTTGACAGCAGTATTATTGGTATACCATCGCATGATGGCGCTATTCCCAAAGTTAATATTTCCATCTACAAATGCTTTTTCTATTAAAGGTGCTACATATGTATTGATTGCACCTTGATTTCTAATCATTCTTACAAGCCCAGCTGGATTTTTCTTATCTTCTATAGTAATTCCTTTTCGTTCAAATACTTCTCTAAACAACTTAAATCTATACGTATCCATGATGATTTTAACTACATTGTATTTTTGCATTTGCTCAATACACCATTCGACAATCGCATTTATACTTAAACTTTCTGAGTTGACTATTTCATAATCATTGAATCCCTCTAATCCTATATTGTTTTCTATAGGAAATTTAATTGATTCAAAAAATGGGCTGTTCCTGCAAATCCATGTCTTTTGTCTCCAAACATAAACACCATCTATTTTAAAAAGCAAACCAGCAGATGCAAAATCTCGGATATCTGCATAGTCAATTCCTATAATGCAAGGATGATAGTTTATATCATCTGGAATCACTCTTTCTATCTTATTTTCTACATCACTATAACAAGCTTTTAAAATATCTTCCCATTTGGCTACTGTTATTTCTTCATTTCTCGCAGGTAGATTCATTCTTTTAGTTAAAAATTCTGTCATCATCGATGGTAATTTTTGTGCTTCTTTAAAATCTCTTAAAATTTGTATTTTTAAATCTGGAAGAAATTCCATCGATGGATTTGCTAAGACAAAATATTTAGGATCATTAGCTTGCTCTTTTGAGTTGATTTTACAAAAAAAGGGAAAATAACCTAAATCATTTTCTCCTGTTTTTAATATATCATTGCATAATTGAATTAAATCATCTAAAGGACCATCTCGAACGTTCCCATTTGTAGTAATAATAAATTTTCTTGCGTGCTTTATTTTTCCTAATTGAGAATTAAATACTTTTATTTGATCATAATTTTCATATCCATGATATTCATTAAAAAGAATAGCTCCCGATTTCTTACCATCCTTCGTCTTAGCGTTAGAAGTATTATAACGTAACTCAGCTCGTGTCTTTCTATTCTTGATAAGCTCTTTTGTTTTATAGAATTTACTTCTAAATTTATTCCATTGGGCATCTAACATTTCGTAAACAACATTGAAGCTATCTTTTGCTTGCTGTTCATTATTTGCGATGATATCAATGTGATAATTTTTAATTCCATATAATGGTGTCTGAAAAAAATTCATCAGTGGCATAATAAAACCATCTTTTCCATTTCCACGTCCCATCAATATAATGATTGTTGTGAAAAGTGGAACGTCATCGACATACATAAAAACGAATGCGTAGATGAATTTTTGATAAGGAAACAAAGGATAATAGTTGTTTTCGCAATATTTTAAACAATTTTGATATGTTTTTTCATCAAAAAAAACATCATTTCTAGCCAATGTAGGCATAACGATGTTCTTTATCAGCAGTTTTCTTTCTTTGTTTATCTTATCTGGATTCTTTTTTACATAGTCGATATAATCGTTGATTTCTTGACATTCAATCAATAATAATCATCATCCGAATTATCAGAGGTGTTAATTGGATTTTGTAAACCTAATTCATCAAGGATTTTCAACATAGTTGTTGTTATTTTCATTAGATTTTGCACGGATTCATTAGGCTTTTCGCTTTTAAAACCATTTCCGGAAACTACTTCATAGCGCAATCCTTTTTCTTTGATATCTCTTTGACATTTTCTTTTAAGATCATAATATTTCATATAATCTTCTATCAAATCAAGATAGTAATTTTGATACTTCCCTTGAGCTTCTAACTGTTCAAGCAAGTCATCTTTGATTTCTTTTTTTGTCATAACAACACCCCTTTCAATATTTTTTCTAATCAACCACCCGTTATCACACACGCGCGAATATTTCTGAAAAGTTAGGACCACATGCCCGTTCTCCGTGTTTCAAATTCGCATGAGAATTTGACGGGGGGTATACTGAATTACCACATTTCTTTAGTCAATTTCTTTTTATACTTGAATTTTTTCCAAGTTCCATCTCTACCTTCAACTATCTCATGACATTCAAAGCAAAGACTTACTAGGTTATCATCATCCAATGCTAATTCAAAACAATCTTTCATCGGTATGATGTGATGTACATACTTTGCACGTTTGATTTTAATTCTCTTTATTGGTTTTGATTCAACAACATAATTACCCTTGCATCTTTGACATTCATAATGATCTCTATTAAGTATCTCTATGCGTTTATCTTTCCATTCGCGTGATACATAGAATGCATGAACATCACCATCATTGACTAGCTGCTTTACTTCTTCTAGCGTTCTTCTTTTCTTCATCCACTTTATTGTAATAGATATTCTTATATCCTTTGTCTTTTAGTTCCTTTAATGATTGGTTTATGTTTTCTGGAAACATATCCAATTGATAAAAGACTCCATTATATTCATAACCATAAATATAGTCTTTATTTTGTGCTTTAACTTTTGTTTCTTTGATCATCCATTCATCAGTCACTATTTTCTTTTGAATTCCATGATACATAATATCTACCTCCTTTTTTTGTAAAGAAAAAGAGATAGACATAATCTATCTCTTCGCTTTCAAGACAAAGCATTGATGTTGTTTTCATTTAAACCACATTACCATAATAACACATTTTTCCTTAAAAAAATTATCAAATAATTATCAATTTTCTTTTTCAGCTTTTAAAATCTTTTCTACATCCCTATTTTTTAAAGCTAAAACCTCATCTAAAATATCAAATGCTTCATCAGCAATTCTATAAAAAGTTGCTTGTGAATATCCTTTTTTAACAGCTTCATTTATTCTTTCAATACTGTTATTAGGATAGTTAGAATATATTATAATTACTTCCCTTTGCTTTTCGTTTAGTAATTTAGTAATAGATTCTTCTAAAAAGTCGACAACAGTATCATACATCTTTATATGTTCGTCATATTTATCAAGATTTTCAATAAGCTTATTATATTTTTCATAAATCGTTTTGTGTGAACCTCCTGGTAATTCATTTGAATATGATATAGCTTGTGTAGTATTTTCCAACTCTTTTTTTGTTTCTTTTAATAGAATTGCAGTTGCTTTCCATCTTTTCCAATTCAACACTTGATATTTAGATTCTTTCATATGCTACTCCTTTCACTTCTAATTGATGTTATCATTTTCGATATACTCAATAGTCCTATTTCCTTTGTTATCAACAAAGAAAGCAAATTCACCAGAGAACTTATCATTCATTTCTAATACATGATTTTTTAATGCATTGGATTTCTTTTTTAGCTTTTTATTTAACTTATTTGCTTTAGTTGTATCAAACGTTCCAAAGTTATTTCTAACTTGTTTTCTTACTTTATCAAGTTCTTCAACTAGAAGATAATACTTTCTATCTTGAATAGAAGCACGATAAATCTTTTTACATTTTGGACAATAGAAATAAATTAGATCAAACTTCAATCCTTTTACTTCCATCTTTTCTTTCATTATCGATTCTTCCTTTATTACAAATTCATGATTGCATTTATCACATGTAACAGATGCATCCATGATTTCTTTCATTTGTTCTTTAATATCCATTATTTCCACCTCTTTCTTTGGAATGTGATATGCTTTTTGGTAATATTCAACTTCATCTTCGATACGTTCCAATAAGCTCTTTTCTCTTGCTAAATCTTTCTCATTGGCATTTGGTCTAGAAATGTAATACTGCAAGGCATGTTTTATAATCTGCAGGTTTCTATATGTGCTTCTCATTATTATCTCCTATGCTTCTTCAAAATCATTAAATCCCATTTCTATGTATTTATCAGGATCTATTATTTTTATAATTTTCTTGATTTCTTCTAATGTGGTTTCTTCTATAAACGGTTGGGTGGTTGTATCGTCGCTATATCCATAAATAAAATAATTTTCTTTTTTTGTTTTGTAAACATCAACATCATACCATTTGAAAAATTGTGTGTTTCCAATTTTAAATGTTTTTCTTTTTTGCATAAAAGAATATATCTTTTCAGCTTTTTCAGTATCGTATAGTTTATTGCCTATTATCTTCTTCATCTCTCATACACCATTCTTTCCAATGCCCTTTATTTCTCACAGGACCATCATCTATACTTGCAGCCCATTTATCAAGTTCTTCTAACTGCTTATTAAGATTTTCTAGAATATCACTTCTAAATTGAGGTGTTAGTGGCTTAATCATCTAACCACCCCAATTCCTCAAACTGTTTATTGATAGCTCTTAATATTGCTACATTCGTCTTAATAGCACTGTTCCATGTGTTATGATATGTAAAGATTTTATCTTTAAATTCAACTGTAAATATATCAAATCCACAATCATCTTCTTCATTGCCTATTGCTTTTTCATAAACAATATGATCTTTTCCATAACAAATTGACGTATTTTTTCTAAAACCTAGTTCTTCAAACATTTCTTGTGCTGTCATAATCAATACCCATTCTTAAGTCGTTCGTAATTTATTTTATTTTTGTTAAGATATTCTTGATATATTTCGTCAAATGAAAATCCTAACATTTCAGTTAGATCTAAAAGAGCATCTAGCTTTTCAAAATTACTTGCTACAGCACCGATAAAGTTGCCTAACGCACCTGTTACACCCATTCCAAATCGAATGATATAATAGCCATACTCTTTAATAATAAAATCTATATCATTATCACTTTGGTAAAGTTCCCATGTCATTACGAAATGATAAACATCAACCAATTCTTCTAATACTCTTTGACGATTGACAGGTGGTTGTGTTTTTTTCCACCAGCACCAAGCTCCTTTACATTCATGAGTTAACTCCCCTAATTCGTCGATAATAGCTAACTCTAGTTTCTCTTCTGTCATGCTATCTTCACCGAATTCTTTTAAAATGTTTTCATTCAAATTTTTTTGCATTGTAAACATTTCTCTTAATTTTCCTTTAATATTTAAATTTTCCATTTTAATAATCTCCTTTATTTAAAATAAAATAATACATAATACCCCGTGAATCCATTTTGAATATATTGAATGTTAATAATATTTGATTTGTGAATTATTCTCTTATTAACAAAATTTTCTAATTCTATAATATTTTCAAAAGTCTTATGTTTTAATTTTAATTTTTTAGCAAGATCATATTCATTTTCTTTTGATTTCATTTCATCAACTAAAAAAGCTTTTAACTCTTCATCTTGAGTTTTCAATATATCATCAAGAATTTTTGAATTGTCACATTCAAAAGATTTTGGATTTTTTTCATAATTACCACTCATTCTAATTTCTCCTATCATTTAATATTTAATAATTTTCTGTACATAATGATTGCTTCTTTTAATGTCATATCATTAGGCACATATTGGAAATAACCTTTATTTTTCATAATTGTCAGTTCCATAATATTTGAAAATTTTTCTTCTTTATTTGATACGTTATAGGCTATTGTTTCTAGCAAATCTAATTCAAATTTCATATTTTTTCTCCTTAAATTGCTTATATAACTATGACGTATAACCTATTATTATACGACATCATTTAAACCTCTCTAAACCCTTATGTAGCAAGGGTTTCAAGAGATTTTACTTTTAAAAAACTTTTTACTGTTTTTTTAATGAATTTTTCATAATTGATTGTGCTATTTCATTACTAGTCATATGATCATACTTTTCATCAACTAGCTTATCTGATATCTTCTCTTGTATTTGTTTAGTAATATCTATATCTTGTCTTTTTTTTAATTCTTCTTTTTTTAATTCCAATTTAATTTCCCAATTTTCTGGTACAATATCTTTATTAAAAAAGCTGCACATAAAGTTGTATAAACATCCTTTACATTCATCATGATTTTTACAAAAGTTTTTGATAGTTGATAATGTTTCGTATTCTGCAATGTTATCTACTATAATCATCTTCTTCCCCCCTCCTAAAGAAATAATTTATTGATTATCAAAGCCAATAGAACACACAATAATAATTTCATTTTTTATTACCTATTCTTCTATTCCATAAAACATCCACAACCACCAAAATCACTACATTCAAATAAACTTAATTGCTCCGGTGTATTTTCAATAAGCCCTCTTAGTTGTCTTAAAGTGAATGTTTTACCCTTTCTTTTTAATATTGATACATCTTTATTTAATTTTTTTCTCAATAACTGCTCTTTGTTTTCAAACTCTAAATAGGTTATTCTATCTTTTTCTAATAAAAGTTTAAAATGACCTATTCCTGCTTTAAAACAACATCCTTTACAGTTATTATGAGAAAATCCTAATTTATACAAACGAGGTATCTCTATTCCCTCATTTTTTAATTCTTCTAGCATTTCATATTTACTGATCAATGGATTTTGACACATAGGAAATTCAACTTTATAAGGTTTATAATTTTTTCTTATAGCTTCACACCTATGTGTCTCTGTCCAATCAATTCCTAAATATAAAATACATTCATCTTCTTTAAAATTAGCTTTCAGCCATTCGTTAAATGGCTTTGATTTTAATTTCTTACTACAATTAGCTATTCTACTGTTGTAAAGAAAATTATCCTCATATGCTAATTCAAATGGTGTTTTTCCTATGGATAACCTAATAATTTTTAAATCAAATTTATTTTCTATATCATTTAAAAATCTATATAAATCTCCATCTTCTTGAAGTGTATCGCAAAATACCGCTATCACATCTTCTTTATCTTGTTTTTCTAATACTCTTTTTAAAGTGAAATAGCTTCCTATTCCACCACTTAATGAAATAATGTATTTCATAATCAACCACTATCTATCTAGATGTGGTTAAGCTGCTACTTGAGTCGTATCTCCATGTGTTAAGCTTTTATCAATGAACACGTCACATATCATTGAACCTAGTTTCACTAGGATAGATTACTCTCCTTTTTCTTTGATTTTTATTTCTACTACAAGTACTGGATATAACGTCATTCCTTCCGTGTGTGTACTTGGATATATTTCTGTTACTTCGCAATCATCTAGCTCATCAGCAATAGTATTGATATTTTCTGCATCTATTTTTGCTAAAGAGTTACCATTTTTATCAACAATAAACAGCTTTCCAACTAGCTTTAATACATATAATATATTTTTTAATTTCATATTTTTTTAAAACAAGCTTAATTGCTCATTTTCTTTCCTTTCTTCAAAATAACTACATCCCATTTCACTTAGTTCTTTTTCTCTACTGATCCAACCACATATATATCCATCGCATCTTGAATTGCATCCATATCTCTTTGAATGTGTTTCACCACTGTTTAATTTCCTTGACTTATCCAAATGTTTACATTCTAAACAAGTTCTCATAAATCACTATTCATCCTCTTTAATAAGATAGATTCTATAATTGCTTTTCGATGAATCACCTCTACTAACATAACTGTAAAATGTGCCTATTGTTATTCCTAATTTTTCTGTTATTTCTGCACTATTTCCAACCATGATTAAGTTTTCTTCTTTATCGTAAACGACATATTCATTGCTTCTTTTATCATTCATCAAATCCACCTCAAATCATGTTTAGGGTCTTTGACTGCGTTGTAGCAATAATCAATAACTGTTTGATATGAAATGCATAAGTCTTTTGATGCATCCCATGCTGATGAATATTTTTTTAATAACTGATTGTTTACAAATTTTCCAACTTTTTTCTGAGGTTTTTTTCTAGAAATGCTTCTATATTCTTTTTGAGAAACGATTTCTAAATTTTCAACTGATATATTTTCCCAATTTCCATCTTTTTGCAAAACAAAATCACTTTTGTTCATTTCTTTAATGAACAATGATGCAATTAGATTTTTTGCATATCTTTCTTTTCTATTGAATCTTATTACCGCGATTGTTTCATTTCCTCTTTTTTTAGGAAAAGGATAGAGTTCAGTTATACATCCACTAGCCCATTTGATGTAGAATCTACCATCACGCGTTGCATAATATTTTTTGGCTTTTTTTCCAGTTACTTCTCCTATCAATATGCCATCTTTTTCATCATCTTCTACCAGAATGTACTTTTCTCTAAAAATACCTTGATTATTTAAGAAACTAACTAGCTGATATTCTTTGAAACCTAATTCTTTTAATAATTCTTTTTTTGAAATCTTTCCATATGATTTTGTAATGTCATCTTTATCCAACATCAGATAATTCATTTCTTTTTACCCTTGCTAGAAAATTCATTATAGAGTTGATTCAACAAAAGAAATTCAATACAACCTAGACATAATAGAATAGCTAGAATATTTGCAACTCTACCCGTCCATAAAAGCAAACATCCAAAAAAACATAACCGCTACAATCAATGCTTTCATCATGATCTTTTTCTTATTTGTCATTTTTTAGCTCCTTTCTTAATAAAAATAGTTCTTGTCTTAAACGTTTATTATCTTCTCTATATTCCACTGCCATCTCACGATATCGCAATCTTTCGTTGTCACATTGCTTATATCTAGTTTCTTGATAATCAAGTTCGATTTTTTGATGATTGAACAATTCTTTTTGACGTTCTACTTCATTTTTGAGTTTTTTATTTTCATACACTAAAGGTAAGTGTTTTTCCTTTGTCCAATTGATTAAGAAATCTTCTAGCTTTTCTCTTTTTGTTGGCTCTTTTTCCGTTTCCTTTTTAGCTTCATTTGTCAAAACAAACTCACCTGCTCATATCCGCATCTCTTTTTATCTTTTTCATAAAATTCAACCAACTTACTATGTTCACTAGTGCCCCATGAATCATACCATTTGCCATCAATTTTATATGTGAAGCTATTAGCTTCTAATAATCCTTGATGTGGTATAAAGACATGTGTCCAGTCTTCTCTTCTTTCCATGTATACTGCATCTGGAAAAACTTTTTTTACATATTCATCTGCAGGTTCTAGATTATAATGATTTAACACCTTATCTTGATGCTCATAGAGAATATTATTTATCCATATAGCTTTCATAATTCAAACAATGTAGGCTGATTCAATGAACGTTCAAGATTTTGAATAAAATTCAATCCCGTTTTAAAATAACTTTCTTTGATTTCACAACCTATTCCATTTCTATTTAATTTAACTGCTGAATAAGGTACAGACATAACTCCACCAAAGGGATCGAATACTGTTTCTTTTTCATTTGAATACCATTTAATAAGATGTTCAATCAAATCAAGTTGAAGTGGTGTCATGTGCTTTTCATCTTTTTCTTCCTTGGCAATTTTAGTGTTTAAAACATTTGTTCTTGATACTTTAGGTGATTCTTTTCCAATTCCCCAGCAAGGACTAGCTAAACGTGTCCATTGATGAAATTCATCATCGATATTTTCGTGTATTACATGAACCCATTCATCTTCTCGCTCATGTTTTTGCATCAATATAACGTAATCCGGCATTCCCGTACGTGTGATTTCAGCAAACTTCTTATAAGAGTTCCACAAGATAGATGCTGATTTAGTTCTAGTAGCTTCAATTTGAGGATCCTTAAATACTGTGATTTCTCCGTGATAAGTCCATCCATGCTTTTGAAAAGCTTTGATGGTCATTCCTCTAAAATCTATCAAGCCCATTGTTCCATCTCTCCCTTTGAAAGTTGGAATCTGCATCACGTGTAATGCAATGATGCGCCCTGGACGCGTAATTCTATAAAGCTCTGGAATCAAGTAATCCATTTGTTGAAAGAATTCATTTAAATCTTTTACATTGCTAAAATCTCTAGGATCATCACTGTAAGTATAAAGATTGGCAAATGGAATCGATGTGATTGTCAAATCAATACAATCATCTGGCAACTGTCTACATACATTTACGCAATCGTCATTGTATAATTTGTAACTCATATAAATGCAGGTAAATCAATCTTTTGAGATTGGTGTACCTCTTCCACCTCACTTTCATTAAAATTCAATAACTGTATTTCTTGAACAGACATATCCATTTGATTTTTCAAATTATGCTGCAATTCTTTTTTCTTATTGACATTGTCCAAAATGTGAAGTTCAGTACTCCCTAAAACGATATAAGAAAAAACTGTATGCTTTTGTCCAAATCTATAGATACGTCGCAATGCTTGATGATAATTTTCATAAGAATAAGTCAATCCGCAAAAGATCACATTATGGCATTTTTGAAAATTCATTCCATAACCGAATATTTTAGGTTTTGAAATCAACACTCTTGTTTTTCCTTGTTTAAAATCCAATGCGCATTGTTCTTTTCTTTGAGGTTTATCGCTTCCTCTTACTTCAATTGCTTTTGGAATGTATTTTTTTAATAAATCAGCTTCTAAATTTGTATCACACCAAATCAAGTATTGATCATCATCTTTCATGACTATTTCAGCACATTTTTTAGCACGTATATCAGCAGTTCTATTTTTCTCTTTATGAAATGAAGTGGCTGATGTTCCAATGTCTCTAAATAGTCCATGTTCAAAGCTATCATCAATTACATCAATATCGATAATGATATTCTTTTCGATAAGCTTAGGTAAAACATAATAATCAGCATTAAATCCTAAGTCTTTTGGATTCTCGATATTGACTGACCATGAACAGCACCATCTATAAAAATCCTTTGTGGCATGACCTTTTAAGCGATATGTTCCTGTTTTCATATCATTTATGAAATAAGTTGCTAAAGCTTGTGCGGTAGTGACTATTCCTAAAAAATCAGCATGATTGAGCAATTCCATTAAATCGTTTGGTGCAGGAGTTGCGGTACAACATAACTTGTATTCAGTATCTTTAAATAAATTAGTTAAGTTTACTCTTGTTTTACCAGTAAAATTTTTTAAGATGCTTGATTCATCCAAAACTACACCAGAAAACAAAGAAGTATCGATATTATCCAACTGCTCATAATTTGTAATATAAAGCCCGTTATCAATAGAAAAATCATCTCTTAATACATGAACCTTATAACCTAATAGTGGAGCTTCTTCATAGGCTGTTTGTACAGTTACACCGAGTGGCGCAACTATCAATACTGGCTTGTCAGTATAAATATTTACTTGATGTGCCCATTCCAATTGTTGCAATGTCTTTCCCATCCCGCATGCTTCAAAAAGACAAAATCTTTTCTTTTTGAGGGCTTTTTTAACGATGGCTTTTTGATAATCAAATAAAACGGAGTTTAGATCATCAACTTCAATATCAATTCCATTTGTTTCTTTGATTTTCTTTTTTGATTCCAAAAATTCTTGATAATTCATTTTTTCACTTCCTTTTCAAAGGATACATAATTAATAAAGCTCTATGCTTTTGTTCAGTTATCATCGTCATACGATAACCAATCAATCTATATTTATCAGCATAATTCTTTCTAAATATTTCTTTCATATCCTCATAATCAATGCATTCAAAGATGGCTCTTTTGTATGTTTTTTGCATATTTGACCTCCTCAAACACCTATATAACTATGACGTATAACCTATAATTATACGACATCACTTAAACCTCTCTAATCCCTTATGTAGCAAGGGTTTCAAGAGATTTTGCTATCAAAAAACTTTTTCTATTTTTTCTTCTACTTTTTTCATTTCCTGTATGATCTCTTCTATTTTTTCATTAGAATTAATAAACAATGGATTGAGTATTACTTTTGCATATTCACGTGTGATAAGATTATTGTTTTCATCCACTCCTAAATGCAAGGCTACTTCTTTGATATAGCCATCATTTCTGGTCTCTTTTAAACTATTTTTAAAACCAGTCATAAACTTAATTAGTTTTTCTTCTTTTACTACAGTTGTTGCTTCAAACTGCATCTTTTGTTTAGCAAGTATCTCTACTGTTTTTACTTCAATAATCATTTTTTACCTCATTTCTATGTTTTGACTTCTATAACTAATCTTTCATCATAATCATTGATAGCAAAGCCACTTACAGTTAAATTTAAGATTTTGTCTTTTATACAGTCCTTATATTTCTTATCCGTAGTGATTAATACATAATCTTCATCACTAGAAACTCTATTACTGTTAACAATACTGATTTTGTAATTTTCATTTTGAAAAGCTTCCAAAAATTCTTTTAATGTTTTCATTTCCATCACCTCTTTTTTAATATTTGATTCTTTCCACATTCTTTTTCTTTTCCTCAACAGAAGTATTTGCGTATATTTCAGTTGTTTTAATATCCGAGTGTCCTAGAATCCTAGCAAGTTCTGTTGAGTTGCCACCGGCTTTTAAAAACTGGATAGAAAACATATGTCTGAATGAATGCGGGTGTGCCTTTGCTAAATCAATACCTCGGCACATTCCACATACCTTTAAAATTCTTCTTTCAACTGTTCTTTCTGATATCATTGAACCATCATTCTTTTTTTCTGATGGAAACAACGTACCAGATTCAATCTTTTTATCTTTGGCATATGCAAGTAGCTCTCTTCTCAAATCTCCTCGCATGGGAACACTACGTTCCTTACCTTTATTAAATACAGTCACATATTTCTTTGATTTGCTTCCCTTGATATTTTCGACTGTATAGTATTTAAGCTCTGATACACGAATACCGGTGTATCCAAATATCTTCATAATCATGTAAGTTTCCATATTTCCAGTCTTTTTAGCCTTTGATAGCATACGTTTAAATTCTTCTGGTTTGATGACATTTTCAATTGATGTCTTTTCCTGCTCTTTGATAACTTTCAAACGATAGTCACTTACATATGTTTTTGCCTTTGTAGAGTTGTATTCTCCTTTTTCATTGAGTTCTACATATTTAACAAACTTATTGATAATGATGATGTAGTTATTGACTGTTTTAGTAGAAAAGTTTTCTACTATTTTTTTCTTGTAAGAAATCAAATCAGCTTTTGCTACATCTTCCTTATCGAAAAAATCAACAAAATCATTTACAACTTTTCTATATTTGTTATATGTAGCTGCTGCTTTTTCATCCATAACTTCATCTTCAATAAATTCATCTATGTATGATTTAAGCATCGACTTTGTCAATTTTATTTTCATCTCAGATGTTTCTCCTTACATTCTTTTTTTTAGTAAAGTCTTTATTTCTCATACGTACATAGATGTAATACATATGATTGACTTTGTTATAGCGGATTTCATGATCAAGATAGGTTTTAGACTTATAATTGCTATTCATATAAATTGATACATTTGTATCATCAGCAATCATATTTCTAATTTTCTTTTTTGAAAAAGACGTATAGCTTTTTCTCTCTCTTGGTTGTTTTAATCCTTTTGATGATTTCCATCTTTTTTTGCCTTTTGGATCTTTTGAAATGTAATTAGCTAAGCCAGTTAAACCATATTCATCTGGTTCTAGTTCTTTGATTTCAGTTCTTGTTCCATTTGTCCAAAGATCTTTCATGACTTTTCTATCAATCCCTTTTTCCATCAACAAGTGATGATGAACTTTTATCTTTTTTTGAGGATCATATTCAGTCACATATATCCATTTAGCATTCGGCAATCCCATCTTTTTTCTACGGTAATTGATTTTCCTGATATACTTGTATACTTCTTTTTCCGCTTTTTCTATCGTTGAAGGTCGGTTTTGATTACTATAAGTTAGATGTATTGCCCAATCATCAATAGTAAAGTTTTCATTTATCAATCTGATTAATCTTTTTTTAGCATTTTTCTCATTGAGATTTCTTTGTGCCTTCTTTGTTTTTTTGGGTTTCCATCTTTGAAAATCCTGTTTACTAAACAAAGGATAAAGCTCTACATCAAACTGATTTCCATGTCTTATTGTTTTTGCAACATAATGATGATCAATGCTGTTTGTCTTTAGAAGATTTTCTATTTCCTTTTCTTCTAGCTGATTGATAGGTGTATCGTACAAAGATTCATAGTCATATTCTTTATCTATGTATTTCTTTTTTGTCGACTTGTTAGGACGCATTACAAGAGATACAAGACATCATAGAAACTATATTTTTAATAGAATATATCTACTTTTTTAATAGAAATATGCTATAATGACTGTGTTAAGATATTTATAGTTTCTAGATGCCATTGACCATTTGTTAATGGTCTCTTTTTTTATTGAAAATATTTATCTATGAAATCCTTGTTTTCTTGATACATCTCACCAGCTAAAAGATCATTTGCTTCCAAAAGAACTTTTCTTTTATTTTCTTGCTTATTCAAAATCGCACATAGCTTCCCAAAAATCATTACATCACTCAAATAATAATGTGCAGCTAACGTATCAAAATCATCACATACACCCGCATTTTCAAAATGTTTAATGTTTTTCAACACATAGATATTTAGAAAATCACTGTATGTATCTCTTTGTCCATCTTTTGATTCGATTGATGACAAATCAAGAAACAACTGAGTTGATACTGGACTGCAGTATTTTTCAGTATCCATATTTTTTCTCCTTTCAAAAAAATAAAAAGCTATTATCAAAACGTATTTATCACTTAAAAACATCGTATTTTTCTCTTTTTATGTTTGTAATTAAAATCATTTTGCAAATTTGGAGGCATGAGAATGATTGATAATAGCTTTTTAGAGGTTATTACCTCTTAGCAATCATAGAAATATTTTTGTTAAGGGCTTGTGTATCGATTGTAGTAATAGTCTCTATGATTGCTAACAGATAAAAACTATCTGTTATTTATATAAGCCTTTAGAAAAAAGCAGTTAATAATAAATCGGCTATAATAGTTAGGATCTTAGCAATAAATAAAAGTGTAATTATAACTGTTGCCAATCCTTTGAATGATAAATTTTCAATTTTCATTTTTTAATTCATCCATTTCTTTTAAAATGCGCTTCTTTTCAATATGCATTTCTCTAACTTGATACTTTAAAGCAATTACTTTATTCGTTAATTGAAACCACATTTCTTCTAATTTTTTGTAATTTTTTATTAAAAGAATGATTATAATTACTTGAACTATATTAGCTATAAACTGAACTATATTAGCTATAAACGAAACCAACAGAACCATATGTATTCTCCTTTCAATGTTAATATTAAAGTTTCTCAACTGAAAGGAACCTGCCATCTGAAGGAAGTTCAACAAATGAAACACATACGTACAAACAAATACTAGTAAATGGTATTTAATTTAATGACAAGTTCCTTTCAGCTGAGAAAATATTTTTATTAAACTTTATTTAAGATTTCTTCCATTTTTAGTGACAAATCTAATGTTCTCGCTATTTCAATAGCATTAAATAAATAATGATATTCATCTTTGCTGATAATATTTTGAAGATACATGATTTCAACATACGCATCTAATTTTCCGCTATAATAATCTTTCAAATCTTCAGTTCTTAGAAGATCTAAAAAACATCTGTCAAATCTAATGATTAAAATAGTTTGCTTATTTTTTACGACTTTCATTTTATAAATCCCCTTTCTATGTATTTAAAATTAGGTAATCTCGCTTTATAATTGAATTACAATGCTCCCCAGTATTGAAATACCAATTAGAAAGCGAGGTGATATTTATGATAAATTTAGACCAATGGATTTTAGCTATAGTTGCTGTAATTGCTGTTATTTCTCCATGCGTAACAGCATTTATCAATAATAAAACCCAGTATAAAATTTCTAAACTTAATACTCTGTACACAACGAAAATCAATTATATAAATGAATATTTTGAATCTTTAGCAGCATATATAACAGATCCTTTACTAGTCGATAGTGTAAAGAATTATTCAGCAGCTTCTCAAAAAATTTATGTTATTTGTGATAACACATGTAGAGAATGTATAGATCAAATAGATTCAATTATTTACAGTTCAGAGTATTATGAGTATTCTGACGAATTTGCTAAAAAACTATCTCCACTTATGAAAAAATTATCCAAAAATATTTATAAATGCATTGATTAATATATATAAAGCAATTGGATAAGAACAAGCCCAGCAAATACGGGCTTTTTTTCTTTTATTTTCTGAATAGAAATTGCATCCTACCAGAGATAAGACTAAAGATAAAAAAGCAAGAAAATACATAAATATTTTTTCCATCATTTTTCTACCTTTCTAGGAAGCTTCACGTTTAGCAGCTTCTTTAATTTCCTTTGCTGTTAATCCCATAAAAACTAACAGCCTGTTAACTAGAATTACATTAAAACAGTTTTCTAATCCTTCAGCTTCTACTTGATTTCTAATTTGATGATAAATTCTACTTGCTTTCGTACTTCCACATGGCACAAATTTAGCCACCTCACTGCATGTTAAATATCCTTTATTGATATATTGCAATCTGGTTTGATTGATTTTAGAGGTATCTATAATTTTTCTTGGCAT